AACTGCAATAATGTTCTTAAAAGCAAATAGTAATAATTAATTGATTTTATATATTGTTGTATGTCTTTTTTAATTGCATACAACATTGAAATAAGAAATCGTTTTAATGTTTCTTATGGAATGTTATACGTTATTTTAATAATTAAATAAAACAATGAATAAAGTAGAAAAAATAGACGGATATTATTTCAAATATGACTCAGAAAACAAATCGTATGAGTGTCGTGGAGAAGTGTGCTACGATGATGAGCACGATGAAGTACCTGAAGAAAATCTTTGGAAAGCAGCATTAAAGCTCGAACAAAAATTAAAAAACCAAGGCATAGAGGCTGAGGCAGAGCACTCTGAAAAAGGGTGGGTAGAAGTTTACATTTTAAATTAAAATTATGAGTGAAGAAAAAGTAATTATTGCCTATAAAGGTGGTAAATTTGAGACCCTGATTGGAAAAAAGTTAGCAATACTTCATCCAAGTCAAAGCACTATAGCTGTAACTCAAGACGGTTCAATAGTGTTCATAGGAAATATTCAGGACTTGAGATATGTAAAAATAAAATCAAATAATAAAGAAGAAAAAGAATGATATACCACAGAGAATCAGAAGAAGCTGTATTGGGAACTATAATTTCTCACAAAGACTCTATATTCCGAATAGCAGATATGCTTCCTGAAGACTCTTTCTATGATGAGTTTAATCAATTCATATACAAATGCTGTTTAGAGTTGGCTAATAATTCCACAATAGATTTAATCACGGTAGTAGAGAAAGCTATGTCTAAAAGAAAGACATTATCTATCGAACATCAGGGAACTAATATAGCTCACTCAGTAAGCATCTTGTCAGGAAAGATTGGCTCAGACATTAATCTTGAACACCATGCAGAGATACTCTTAAAGTACAGGACTATACGAAAGCTTTATACTATGGGTGGAGAAATCCAAAAGAACATAGATGAAGGAATGGATATAGACGAGATAATATCTTTAACTGCAGATGGATTCAACGATGCGACATCAAACAAAAGTAAGTCAGAAGTTTACATCAACGAAGGATTAAAAGAGTTCTACGAGAACCAAAACAAAGCGTTAGATTCAAAATTACTTCCGACTTTCATTAAAGAAATTGATACCATCATTGGAGGGTTTGAATACTCAGACCTCATCATCATAGCAGGAGCAGCAAGTATGGGTAAGACATCTTTCATGCTGAAGTTGTTGCAAAATTTAATTAACAACGACAGAAGCGTAGCTATATTCTCATTGGAGATGAGTAACAACCAACTCTTAACGAGACTAATAGCTATGGAGACGGAGATTGACATAAAAAGAATCAGATACAATGACTTAGATGAAACCGATTGGTCAAGAATAAACAAAGTCATAGGTCAATATGAAACAAAGAGGCTTGTAATGGATGGAGCAACAGTCAAATTAAATGACGTTCTCAACAAAATAAAAAAGCTAAAGATTAAAGACGACATTGACATAGTGTTTATCGATTACCTTCAGTTGGTTACTGACAGCAATACAAAAAGTTCAAGAGAGCAAGAGGTTGCACGTATAGCACGTTCACTAAAAAACATAGCCAAAGAACTTAACATTGTTGTAGTAGCCCTGAGTCAGCTATCGAGAGCATTAACTCTAAGAGATAACAAGAGACCAATGCTTTCAGATTTAAGAGAGTCAGGAGAAATAGAGCAGGCTGCAGATACAATCATGTTTGCCTTCAGAGAAGAGTATTATACCATGGATAATCCAAGAGAAATTCAGGATGCTGAAATCATTATAGCTAAGGGAAGAAACGTAGGCTTAGGTGTAGCCCACCTTAAATTCAAGCCTGGAATAGTAAAGTTTATATCCCCTTCAGAAAATGGATTATTCGGTGAAGCATTAAGTAACGCAGACAACGATGAATTTTTCTAAGAGAGTACCGTACACTAAGGTTATAAATGAAACAGCCAAGGCTTCAGGAAAGAATAAGGATGTAGTTCGGATAATAATTAAACACTTCCTCAGAGGAGTGATGTATCTGCCGAGTAAGTACCTGTCTTTCAAGGAGTATGGGTTGTTTCATATGTACCGAAAAAAACGGAAGAAAGAATAGTAATAGTAAAAATATTTTTTACCTTTGTAAAATGGAATATGAATCTATCAACGTAGAAATTCTGTCAACAGGAAAGGATAGTCCAACAGAAATCCTCAGTATAATAAAGAAAGCACATAATAGATATGTCGAGCAGGGAGGAACTGTTGAATGCCTTAATATGTACAGACGTTTAGTATTAAAAGCACCGCTGAACGGTAAATCAAACAAGGGCTTTGTATTCAAATCATTTTTAAACTAAAAACAACAACAAGATGACAAAAGGAGAACAACTTAAAGAACTTTACAACGATTGCGGATTAGTAAAGGAAGACGTGCACAAACACGCTCACTACATTATTATAACAAGAACAGGTATCGAAAAGATACAATACGCTAAGAATATAGATGTAGTATTTGAAGTAGTATTATGCGAGATGAATTTTTGTGCTGTAAAAGCAATAGGAACTATGCAAGTAGGAGATAAAGTAGAACGTATAGAGACATACGGTTCAGCTTACCAAGCAACCTGTAATAACAAATACTATCTTGAGATGGCTGAGAAAAGAGCACTCTCTCGTGTAGTATTAAAGATGACTAAAGCTTATAGCTTAGGTGTATTTGGTGAGGATGAAGCTGATGATTTCAGAAATAGAAACCAACAATAATAACAATATGCATTTAGAAGCAGGAAACAACAGTTACGAAATTGTATCCTTCAATCGTTTAGGTACGAGCGAAGAGGTACAAATCGTACTGAACAGATGTGAAGAAATATCTGAAGGAACAATCTTAGTCTTCAAAGATAAAAATGGTGAAGAGGTACTTGGGTTAGTAAAAGAAACAATTCGTAGCGATGATGACCTTTATCTATACGTAGAACCAAACCCAGGTAATCAGTTAAAAGTAAATAGTATTAATTCCATACAAGTATGGGGAAAAATTTAAGAAAAAATGGATGATTTAGATTTCACACAAGACGTACAAACAACACAATACATCAAAAGAAAAGGTATATATCTTATCAAGGTGTTAGAGTTTGAAAATTCAAAACATAAAGAAGGGTATAACAAGACTCACTTCATTAAATTTAAAGTAGAAGATGAGGTAACAGGTCATAAAACGAACCTACTATTTTGGATGCCTAAGCAGGGGGAGTCTCCTGAAAGAACAGCACTAAAGAAAAAGTTAATCAAAGAGTTCCTTGAGAACCTTGGCTGTAACTTAGGTCAGATGAAAGGTGATGACTTGTTAGCTTGCTCAGTAGGTAAGATGTGTAAAGTAGCTCTAAGAGAAAAAGAGCGTGTGTATTTTGGCAAACAAGATGGTAAGCCGATGATTATAACTGAGATGGATTATTACTACTCAGGAAAACCTGACGCTACGCTAACAGCAAATGAAAGCAAAATGTTTCTACCTCTTACACCAACAATGAGAGCAGACTATGAGGCTAAGTTAGCTGAATGGAAAAGAGAACATGAGCCTCAGACTCCACAAGGAAGTTCAGAAGACACAGTTCCTGCACACGGAACATTCAACAACTCATCTTCAACAAATGACGATGATGATTTTCCGTTTTAGTTCACAAATAAGTGAATGTTAACCTATAAGTTTACTTCTTCCTTGCTTAGGTGAGGGAGAAGTTAATCTCTAAAATGTTTAAGAATGAGTAAGTTTAAAGAATTAGTATTCAAAGCACAAGTAAATAACGGAAGGCTGCAGTTCTATGCACCTGATTATGTTAGTGGACTTCTAAATGAACAGAACAATAAAGATGTTTACGTAACGATAAAAGAGTTCAAACAAAAAAGAAGTATCGCTCAGAATAATTGGTACTACGGTGTAGCTATACCAATGATACAACACTTCCTGATGGAAACTCAGGGAGAAAAGTACACTAAGGAAGAAGTTAATCAATACCACCTCAATACAGTAATGAAACCTTCGCTCGAAACAAAAGCTATATTCGGAAAAGTATGTGTCATCTACGATATAAAACGTACAAGCGACATGAATACAACAGAGTTTATGGAGTTCAAAGAAAGTGTTCAAATGTATTGGGCAGGGTTTGATTTAATTATACCTGACCCTAATGATTCACAAGGTTTTACAGTTAACAATTAGAAATTATGAATATAAGTGTAGAAGAACTAAACGACATAGCAATTAATTCAGGAGATAAAACTATCAAGATAACATCTAAGGATGGTTTATTAATAGTTAAATACTACGAGTCAGGAGAATTATGTTCTCAAAGATTAATAGTTAAAGAACCTGAAAAACCGATAGGTAAAAAGGTTAGAATAGAATCTGAAATGACTTACAAAAAGAAAGTTTCTTACGACATATATATACCTGAAACTATTCAAGATGAAGATGTATGCGAGTTCATAGAAAACAAGTTATCGTTAGAAGAAAGAACGAATGAAGAATCAAAGTTTGTAGACTATGAGTTCTCAGAATCATCATCAAGATATGATGTGTATGATAAAAATAATAAGATTGTGTACGGAGGACACTTATTGATTTGATATTTATACCACACAATACTTCTTCATCAAAAAATTCTAAGGAAATATTTGCTATGCCTGTAAAAGGAGCTCGTAAATGTCCTTCCTGTGGACACATGAAGAAGAGACCTATATTGGTGAACAGTAAGACTACTCAGAAATACATTAAACTTACTGAAGATTATTTCAGGAAAAACGAAAAAGTATTTAAAGAAATGGTCAAGAGCTTAGAGCCACCATATAGAGTATCATTCGAGTTTATTAGAGATTCAAAGCGTAAGTTTGATTATATAAACGCAGCTCAAGTTGTTCAAGACTTAATGGTGAAACATGAGTGGATAGAAGATGACAACTGTGATTGGATTATACCTTCATACATACCGTACTCAGTAAACAAAGAAAATGCAGGAGTAATAATAAGAGTAATAGAACCATGAGTCCAATAAGATTAGTAAGAGAAAGAGCAAGAAAGCTAAGAGATAGACGTTCACCATTCGCTGATGACGCAGATAGATTTATCGAGTCAATGTATTTAGATATTGAAGAAGGTAAGCCTAAAGACTTAGCAGCTCAAGATTGCATGAATAATATAGATGAATTATTAAATAGTTATAACCAATAAAAAAAACAAACAAGATGAAACCAATTATTTTCAACGGAGTAAAAGAAAGCAAATCATTAGAAGGAATGTCATTAATTAACGATGACAATTACTATGATGACAGAACATACATTACCAACTCAATGTTAGGTAAATTAAAAGAGTCGCCTCAAACATTACAAGACTATCTTGCAGGAGGCTCAGGAGAATCAACGAGTGCTTTATCTATGGGAGACGCTTTGCACAAGGGTATGCTTGAACCTGAAAAGTATAAAACAATGGTGGCTACATGGTCAGAAAGAGATTTTCCTGCACAAGGAAAAACTTTAAGGACAAAAGAAAACAAAGAGTGGCTATACTTATTCAAACAAAGAAACCCTGGGAAATGCATCTTAAAAGAATCAGAGTGGATGGATGTAGAGAATATGCTCGCATCACTAAAGAGTAAACCTGAAGCTATGAGTTGGTTAGACAACGCTGTGTATGAGCAGATAAGTTTAGCTTATATCAACGGTGTAGCTATGAAATCTAAAGGAGATATACTACGTAACGATGAATGGTTGGTAGATATAAAATCAACAAGTAATATCTCTTTAGAAGACTTTAAAGACTCATGCGAAAAATACGGATACTACAGACAAGCTGCTATGTATTGCAAGATGTTCAACAAAAAGAAATTTGGATTCCTTGTAGTAGAAAAGAAAGCACCATACAAAGTAGCATTCTATGAAGTGTCTGAAGAAAAGATGCAGCAGGGTTGGAAAGAATGCGAAGACCTGATTGAACAATATAAATATTATTTCTTAGACGACCCTATCTCTATGAGAGTTGAAGAGTCTATACTAAAAGGTGTACTATGATAATTAAATATGATTTAAAAAAGTTTATTAAGGACAAAGGTCTAAGTCAAACGCACCTTGCTAAAAAGGTAGGTGTAAGTAAACAGTTATTTGGCTACTATTTAAAGAGAGGAGACTTATCATTATCAATGATAGATATTCTTTCTAAAGAATTAAATATATCAGTAGGTAAGATAACATCCGAGATTAGTAAAAAGTACGTTAAAACAAAGATATGAGCACAAATGATTGAAAAAATAAATAGAAAAAGTTTAATCATTAGACCTTCAGGTAGAAGTTCAGACTTTATTTCTCCAAGCTTTGGGTACGGTTGTTTATATGACTGTACCTATTGCTACATGAAAAGACATAAACCAACAGGGTTAACAATAGCAGATAGAGCAAGTGTAACAGATATACTAACAGAGATAAACTCTCATGCAGCTTTTTCTACAATAGAGAAGCCAAATCAAACACATAGTAAATACATTACATACGACATCAGCTGTAACGAAGACTTTGCGTTACACCATAAGCAACATGATTGGAAAAGAATATTTGATTTCTTTAAGAACCATGACAAAATAATGGGAACGTTAGCAACTAAATATATACCATTAAATTTTTTAGAATACAACCCTGAAGGTAAAATAAGAATAAGGTTTAGTCTAATGCCACAAAGTATATCAGATAAGTTAGAACCTAACACAACAAAAATCATTGACAGAATTAAAGCTGTTGATGCTTTTATTGAAGCAGGATATGATGTACATTTAAACTTTAGTCCTGTAGTTTATTATGACGAATGGTTGCAAGACTATGAAGAGTTGTTTGATATGTGCGACCAATACATAGATTATAAAAGTCAAGTATTAGCAGAAGTTATATTCTTGACACACAATGAAAACAAACATAAATACAACTTAGAAAATAATAAACCAGGAGAAGAATTAATATGGAAACCACACTTACAAGAGAGTAAAGTATCTGAGTATGGGGGAGAAAATATAAGGTATGCTGTTAATTTTAAATCTCAATGGATAAACAAATGGAGAGCATTACATGACAGGATAATACCTTGGAATACAATACGTTATATATTTTAAATAAAAAAAACAAAGATGATTAAAAAAAGGAGATAGACTATTTCAGCCTTATCTCCTTTTAAACTATGAACCTTCCATCCAACAAGATGGTCAAATATAATAATAATTTTTAAATAGATTCAAATGGATTACAAAAAATATAGAGAAGAAGCACAAAGAACTTTCGCTAAGGTATCATACTTACAAGCTGAAAGCTTTAAAGAACTTGATGAACTTCATTGTGTTATAGGTATCGTTACTGAGATAGACGAGCTTAAATTAGCTCAGAAGCTTAAAGACACAGTAAATGTTATAGAAGAAATAGGAGATGCTTATTGGTATGTAGCAAACCTTGAAAGAATAAGAGGAGTAAAGTTAGAGTATCTTCAAACAAGAATAGGAACTCAATCTATACATAACCTAAACACACAAGCGATAGAACTCCTTGACCTTTACAAAAAGAAAGTGTTTTACAAATCAACAAAACATGAAGAGGCTATCGATAAAAAGATTCAAGATGTAAAAAGTTTTCTTCACGATGTATGTAACGCATACGCAATAGACCCTTCGGAGTGCATGAGCATTAACATAAACAAACTGAAGGTCAGGTATCCTGAAAAGTTTACAACAGATAACGCATTAAATAGAGATTTAGATTCAGAACGTAAAGAGTTAGAGAAATGATAACAAACCATGAAGAAGAAACGTATGAGCTAACATACGATGAACTTAAATTAGCTAAGCAGCTTATACCTGCATTTGAATTAAGAACAAAAGAAAATCCAATCATAGCTTCAGAAATAGTTAGAAGAGTAAACCTAACTATGAGTATTCCTTTTAAATTCTCAGACGTAAGGCTAAGAAAGATTGTGAACTACTACAGAGTACATTCAATCCTTCCTATTATGTCGTGCTCAAAAGGATACTATGTATCAAGAGATGAGGAAGAAATAAAGACAATGATGGTCTCTCTTCAGGAGAGAGCTAACTCAATACAAAGATGTGTTGACGGATTAAATAATTTTTTAAATAGATAAAATGAGTAGAATGAATAAGATTAAAGTAATAGATGTAAAGATTCTTTTAAGAAAAAAGAGACAAAGAAAATTGGTAGCAAACCAATACATCAAGCACGTAAATAAATTGTATTTAGAAACTAACGATGGGAACTAATGACTAAGTTAAGACAGACTGTAAACAGAAGCAGCTCTAAGTATTTAACCTTCTCGGAAGCTGTAATAAAATTAAAAGAAGGGAAGAGATTGCAGCGAAAGTTTTGGATAGGAAAAGGTAACTACATATACTTAGAAGAGGGAGCTATATCTCGCTACGATAAATTTGCAGACAAGGCTCAAATCCAGGGAATACCTGCAAAGCTTTTTATAAAATATCAGGAAGGTGTTGAAACAACAATGCCTTATCTTATATTCAGAGATACCTGCGGAAGCTTTACGTTTGGATGGAGTCCAACAGCAGCAGATATATTCGCAGAAGATTGGTGTATAATGACTAAAGAAGAGTCGCAAATTGATTAGACATGAAGTTAAATAGAAAACAAAGAAGAGAGTTAGACAGAAATAAAAAAAGACTGTTCGACAAGTTAGTATGTTTTTTCTGTGGAGGAAAGAACATGGAGATAGGTAAAGGAGAAGGAGACTACTGTAACGATTGCAACGAGAAGACACGAGCAGTAGAGGAAAAGTTTTACAATGAAATTAATAAAGGGTATGAGCAGGAGAGCAAGTAGAACAGCAAGAGAAGCTTTTTATATAAGTTGTACAGCGTTAGTGTTATCTTTGTTATCGATAACATTAATTTTACTGAGATGACTAAGAAAACGAATAAAATCAACATGGACAAGGTAATGGTTAAAGACTGTTTCGAGAGAGTCATAGGAGCTTACGTAAGAGAAGAAGAAAAAGAAGACTTCCTTGACGACATAATGATAACATTCGAAAGCTTACACGAGTCTTATAGAGATAGGATTCGTGATGAAATAGATTTTATAGAAAGCAAGTCAGAAGGATGGGATGTCCTTCTTGACATTATGAACCTCTTAAAAAATATGTAATGAAGAAACACACCAAGATATACTTAGATTTTTTCGGATACGGAGAGCAAGACTTTATACCGTGCGAGAACTGTGGTCAAAGAGCTGTGGATGTTCATCACATAGACCCAAGAGGAATGGGTGGAGACCCAACAGGAAGTAAGGACAGGATTGATAACCTTGTAGGGTTGTGTCGTAACTGTCATAACAAAGCAGAAAAATTAAATAAATTTAACGAAATGATTAAAGAAAAACATCTGAGAAGAATAACGCTATGGCACAACACTCACTTCATAATACTCTTAATAGGAATGCTTATCCTGAGTAGTTGCGTATCCTCAAGAGAAGTGTATGACACATACTCAAGAGGTGGGCATCCTCCAGGTAAATCTAAATACAAAGGAAAATGAATAAAGAAGAAATGCAAAAATGCAAAGATTCGCCTGTTTATTTCTACAACAAATATTTAAGAAAAGAAGGACAGAAAGAATTAACTGAAGCTGAATATGAAAACTTTGTTAAACAGGTGGAGTATCGACGGAATATGCCATTGAAACTACGAAGCCACTATAAAGACAGACCGCTTACTCCTAAACAATGTTATATTAATAAAAAGAAATAGTATGAAAGAACAAAAAGTCAACAAGGAAGACACTATTCGATTAGTGAGGATAGCAACCAAATGCTCTGATTGTCTTACAGATTACGACACAATAACAGACCTGATAAAAGAAGGAGAATCTAAGTACATTAAGCACGAGCTAAAAAAAGAGCTACCTCTATTCGGAGA